GGTCAGAACATAGCCATCGACAGTAGGATTGCCTAAGAAATCTTCCTTGTTATCCCACTCACCAACTTTAGTGTCAGTGATGACGTTGGTGCCCATATTGATGTCGCCGGCAAATTCAGCGGTGCCGTCGGCGCGGAGGGACAGCGTTATGGCCGGGAGAATTGTTCCCGGACGTGAGGTCAGGAAGTCGATCCTGGCCGGCATGCTGGTATTGCTGGGCGTGCCATCAACCAGTGTGCGGATCGACGCACCCCAGTAATAGCTATCGGTCGCCCAGCCGGTGAATACCAAGTCGCCCAGCGACCGCCCATCTTCGACATTGACATGGGTGCTGGTATCACCCAAGGACCGGGAAAAAACCAGATGGGCTTCATCATTGGTCGAGTGGCGGTGCAGGATTAGCTCGGCGGCGACGCCGGCACCGAACCGGTTGATCTTCGCGGTCGCGGAGAATAACGCCCCATTGACCAAGACTCCACCGGATTCAGCACCGGGGTCGCCAACATTGAAATTACCGGTGAAGGTGTTGTCTGTTGAGAGTCCAGCCTTGGCATCCAACTCTGCTTGAAGGTCCGTCTGATCGGACAGCGTGCCCGTGATGTCGCCCCACGCGACAGGTCCGCCACCGCCACCGCCTACGGCGTTCCAGGTAACGTCGAAGATCTTGAGTTCATTGGTCGTCTCATCGTAAGCCATCGAGTACGCTGGTGGCGCAGCAGGCAGCGTGCCAGTTGAATACCCGGGAATAACAAACAATGATGCCCCACCAATAAGCTCAAACTGGCCTTGATTGCTTATGGTGAAACCATTACTGATTGAGCTGGCAATCTTGATCGAGTTCGTGACACTGTTCTGGCACAAACTGCCGATGGCGATGGTATTGGATGCCGTTGCCTCAGCATCGAAACCGACCGCGACAGAACTGAGAGATGCCCGCGCACTTTGTCCGATAGCTACTGCATTACCTTGCATGCCATTGGCGCTACCACCAATGATGACCGAATCATCACCATTCGTACTGGCACCAAAGCCGATCGAAATCGAGTCTGCATCTTCACAAACCGCTGCCGGCCCAATCGCGATGGCGTTGAGGACAGGCCCTGTGTAGGCCCCAGTACCCAGCGCGACGCTGTTGTTACCATCAGCAATGGCGTTGTTACCGATTGCCGCCGCATTGCTGCCATTGGCCTGTGCAGCGGTAATACCGGCAACATCAATCGTGACCTGTTGGCCACCGCCACCACCGGTCATCTCAACCCAGGAGCGCACACCTGCAATCGTGGACGATAGGACATAGCCATCGGTGGTCGGGTTGCCCAGTGCTGGTTCAGCACCTGCCTGCGCGGCTGTAACGGCGTGCGGGTTTGCAAGATCGGCAACGTGGGTATCTAGGTTGGTTTGGACGCCGGCAGCTGATCCTGCGGGATCTGCACCTGCCTGCGCGGCTGTAACGGCGTGCGGGTTCGTGAAGTCATTTACGTGGGCATCGAGTTCCGGCTGCTGGGTAAATTCGTCCATCTGCGCACGGACAAGCCGGCCTTCGACCAAAGATCCTGCCGGGAATGTCGCGGCTGCTGTTCCGTCTTGTGCCCGCTCTACAGTCAAAACGTTGCCGGCGACGCCGGTACATTTACAGATTTCAGGGGCAGACAGATCTACACGCTGTAGGGTGATGTAGAACGGGTCAGTGGCCGATACCCCAATCGGCACCGCAGAGGCGTCTGCGACTGTCAACGTCGTGGTGATCGTGTCAGCAGTGACTGCCAGCGTTGTTTCGAAGTTGTTGGCAAACAGGTTCATGCGGGGCAAACCTCCTCAACGGAAACCCCAATACACTGCGGGTCCACCTGATTGATTTCGGCGTTGCCGTTTGCCGCCGGGATCGTGGTGGAAGTCGTGAGCGTAACCTCGTAGTCCGTACCCGCCAGTCCGCCGCCGACCACGAAACTGAGTTTCTTGGAGTCGGGTAGGACCACCGAGGCGATGACCTCTAATGGTGGAACCGTGGCCGGAGAAACAGTAGCAATGACCCCGGTCAACGTCTCCGTGGACTGCAGCCAATTCGTGTAATCCACCGAGTAGAGCTTATAGGCTCCCTGTTTCAGATTGATCTTGGCTAACATGACCCACTCCTCGGGGGAACCTTGATGACATCCTGGACAGGCAACACGGAGAACTGACGCTGTTCACACAAAGGGCGAAACTCGTCATCTACCGCTGCCACCGTGAGGATACGATATTCTTCAGGAACGCAAACTGCCTCAGAACTCAGAGGCAGCTGGATAATCTCCGGAACCCGCTCTTGCCACCCGTTGAGTGGGATGGTGTTGAGAGGATGGGTATTGAGCGATCCTAGGCCCATGACGGGTATCTCCACGCCGGTTCGGCCGTGGTGTACCCTTTACGCATCATCGCCCGGAAGCGCCCAATACCGAGGTTGAACCGCTTGCCATGGTAGGTGCCCAGCGCTGTATTCGACCATGGTTTGTTGGGCATCATGTACAGTTTCCCCTTGACGCCATCCATGACTTCATCGAACCAGTTATCGAACACAGCATCTGGCACCGAGGTGCAGTCCGGCAGGAGCTTCCACAAGGCGACGATGGTGAGCTTCTTGCCCTCCATCGCGGCGTTGGGTACGGGGGCGACGCCGATGGTGTTGGCGTCAACCATGTAGATGCCATTGCCCCAGCCCCCGGAATTTGCCAGCGCCTCGCTGGGATAGATATGCAACGGGGTGCGGTTGTCGTCTGGGGTGTTGGGATCTGTCGTCCAGGCTTGGTCCGGGTACAGGACGATGCCTTGGGATTGTGGGTTGATCGTGTACTGTTCCCGGCCCTCACGCAGCGTGATCGAGTCCAGCTCCTGTTTCCAGCCGCCGCCACGGGTGAAGAACTCCCGCAGCGTCGCCTGAATGGTCTGTTTGATAACCGCGTCGTCCACACCAGACACAGCGGTGCGGATCTCGGGCATCCATTTGTCGATCGGCTTCATCAGGCACCTCCCCGCAGCGAGCCTTTAGCCAGCCCGGACAGGGCGATCGCTTTGCCGTCAGGTGCCATGGCGTCGTTCTCCATCTGGATAATGGATACGGTCTGAGTGACGATCGTCATGTGGTAGGAATCATCCACGGGGATGATCTCGGCGATATCTGCAGTTGTATAAGTTGGCAGGGTGAAATCAACAGCCAGAAACAGATCGCGGCGCGTGCGCCACATTTCCTGGAAGGCCATATTCAATGACCGGTAAACCCGGGCATCGTCCCACCGGTAGTTGGTGGCGTCGCTATCCTGCAGCATATCGCGGATGTCTTCGACTACTTGGCCGATCGTCTTGGTACTCATAACTAGTCCAGATTTGCCAAAAGGTCGTCAATCTCAGTGTCGGGAGCCGGGGCAGGCGTGATTGCAGCCTTCTTCTTGGCGTTGCGACGCTTCACCGGCTTGGGCGGTTCTTCGTAGTCCACCATGTCCGGATGCGTGGCCAGATACTGGTTCCACGGCTGAATGACCCCCGATCGTTTATTCCGAAGTAGTCTCATACAGCCCTCTTAGGGAGCAAGGGTAAAGTCGTCAGCGCAAAGCGATTCCCATTTTTCGGGCTGCGACCCATATTTCCTTCGAACCGCGCCAATGCTGGCACCTTCGCAGATCGTGAACTCAGCGCCGTCCAGTGCGGCATCGTTTGCGTCTGCACCTTTCTGCGCCACCACCCCCAAGGTTCCACAACCAGACAGGGCGATAGCACTCACCAAAATCACTAGTTTCATGCGTCGTCTCGTGTAGTGAAGTAAAGACCAGCCCCCCGAAGGGGGCCAGTCAGGGTGCGGCGATTAGCCGTTGGTTGCGTACAGCAGGGCCAGAGACTTCCCGTCAACAACCTTGCGACCGTAGATCTGCAGACCACGGAACAGGTTACCGAAGGTGGACTCGGCACGCAGAGTCTCAACCTTGTCCAGCTGGCTGGCGAAGGTCAGGCCGTGCGCGTGGCCGGCGTAGATGTTGTAGGCATTCTTGCCGGTCTCATCCGTGAACGGGAGCAGGTTGCTCATGTACACGGTGAAACGCTCGATCATGCCCAGACGACCGTTGCGCAGCATGGTCTGGCCGTCACCGGTCAGTGATGCGTCACGCAGCTCGGAACGCTTGATCAGCGCCGCCATCCACGCCGGGATTACCAGCCAGCGGCCGGTCTCCGGAATGTTCTGCTCATCGAGAACCTGTCCCAGATTGACGATGTAGTCGATGACGTTGGCGCTGGTCAGCGCAACCGGAGCACCGGTCTTGCCGAGGTCCAGGTTGCCCGAGATGGCACCGGCAGCGTCGCCTTGGTTGGCAGCTGCGATGTCAGCCGACATATAGGCCAGCACTTCAGTATCGACCTTGATCTTCATCTGCTCGGAGGCGTCTTCCGCCCACATGCTCATCAGATCGAGATCCGACTGAACTTCCATTACGTCGTCCAGCACGGTGTTGAAGTACCAGCCTTTGTCGATCAGCAGTTCAACGCGATCCGAAGACGGGCGCTGTGCCGGCACGATCGACTGCTCGGCCTCGTAGGCGTTGATCTGGATGGTCGGACGCTGGCGGATGTACACCGTGTCGCCCTGACCTTTGATCTCACCTTCGTAGTCGGTGTTGGCGATAGCCGCGATGACAGTCGCTGCGTAGAACTTCTCCAGGATCTTGCCGGACCAGATGGCCGGGATGAAAACGCCGGAGTAGGCCGGGTTCGGGGCTGTGCCGCCGTCCCACGGACTTGCATTGATTGGATATGACATGGTTATGTCCTCAAATAAAGGGTTTCAATTACGCTGTGATTCGCCCTTCCCCAGCTGCCGCAACGATGTCGCGTTCGATCTCTTCCTGCTCCTTCGGGCGGTTCCGGTATTTGCCGGAATTCACCTTCTTGTAGAAGTCAGCGATCTGCTTCTGGGTCCACGTGCGCTTGTTACCTGTCTGAGCGACGTTCCCCGATGCCCCTGAGGGTTTACCGGGTGCAACCATGTCATTCAGGGTCGTCGCGGTATTCCGAGTTTCTGCGGTCGGAGCCGGCGTAACCTGTGCTGGTTGCAGTGCTGCGTTTTCTTCGAGGTAGCCTTTGAAGAACCGGACGACGCGGGCAGCATCGTTATTCTTAAAGGCGCGGTCAAGCATTTCCTGGCGGGTCACTCCCGCATACCGGTCCTCTTGGGCCAGCCATTCCAGGAAAAGCTCATCGGTGTTCAAGGTTTCCCACTCAGGAACCTCCCTTGCTAGGGTTTCGCGTACAGTTTCGCGTTGTGTGGTCGTCAGTGTTTGGTTTACACCACCAAGCTGCGACTTCAGCTCACGAAGCTCTTCGCGTAGTCGAGCGACCTCAGGATTGAACACTTCCTGGGCGCCCCGCTGGATGACGCTTATCAGCTCTTCACCATATTCCGCCCGTTCCTGCGGATCGATCAGGCTAGTGGCCGGGGCGGAAGGTGTTGCCGGCGTAGCTGCTGCAGGAGGTGTTTGCTGGAGGTTGGCCAGCAAGCCTTGCAGTCCATCGATCTGTCCTTTCAATTCACGGATCTGTGCAGCCTGTCGCGGCACCTCCGCATCGTATTTGCCTCGCAGGATGTCGTAGCGCTTCTTCCACGCATCCTCTTCATTCTTCGTCGCGGCCGGCTCCTGCTCACCTACAGGTTCGGCGGGCGCGGGTTCTGCAGCCGGAGCAGCGGGTTCACCAGCGGGCTCTGCCGCCGGCTCCGGGCTCAATGCCTCGGCTTGGGTTGCCGGTTCCTGCTCCTGTTTGGCTTTCGTGGCGTCGTCTTTGGATGCCTCGGGCTTGTCGCCTTCCGGTTTATCGTCCGACTTCTTCTCGTAGACCTGTTTGTGCAGCTTCTCGGCTTGGTCAATCTGCTCGCGGATTTTCCTAGGCAAAGCACTCATGGTGTATTTTCCCTCTGTCTCAGTTTCTCAGGTGCGGTCTGGATGGTCTCGAGTATTTCGGTGATCTCCTGGGCTCGCCCCTGAGTCTGCCGAAGCTGAGCATCATCCACCGCGTAAATCATCTTCTTGACCAGCTGCTCACCTTGGTCCGCCAACGCTGTGACGAAGACCTTGAAGTCAGTATTGGCCCGAAGACGTAGTATCGCTTCCGCGAGTTTTGGCTCGTTGGACTTCACGCGGTCGTCAGACCCCTTTCGATCCGTAGTTACCGCCCGAACCACCACCGACACCTGCAGTGCCGTAGTTGCCCTTGCCGGTCTCTGGCACGCCCTTCACACCATAGTGAGAGCATTTCTGCGTAGCCTTGGCATCCGCGCCTTTCGGGACCGACGGCTGCGAAGAGCTTTTCTTCGTCATCTTCATTTCGATTTCCTCGTTACGGGCCGCTGGCCCTTTTTCCGGGTTGCGTTGTAGATCCGGGCTGCCTTCGCCTTGCAGGCGCGGTCACCGCCGCCTTGGCGTTTGCACTTGTCCCGGATCGCTGTGTACTTCTTCGGCATTACTTTCCGCGAGTCTTTCTGATCTCGCCCATGATGCCGCCGAGGCGCTGCTTCTTGCTCTGACGGGCCTTGGTAGCTGCCTTCGCTGCCTTGCCAGCCATGCCGCCCATCTTGCCGCCTGCCTTATCAGCCGGCCGATAGCTGCTGCTGCGCTTCTTGGTCGTCTTCCTCATGTATCAAGTCCTCGCTCGATTTCTGGATTTCGAGGTCACGCGCAGATTGCTCCGGGCGTTTGACCCACCTTTCGACAAAGGCCGCTTGTGATCCACGTCCTTGCCATCACCCTTTCGTACCGCACCTGCCTTTTTCATCGTGGCACGTGCTGCATTGCGCTGGGCACGGTTCTTCTTTTGCTCAGGACGGGCCTGATAGGTCCGGCCGTGGCGCTTGATCTGCCCCGGCGTCCTGTGGGCCGTCTTCGACCGTTTCTGACCGCCTTCAGCCATCAGCACTTCCACCGTTTTCGGGCTGCCTTGCCGCGTTCCCCGGTCCATCCCTGACTGCGGGCGCAAAACGATTTCTTGCGCCCCTTGTCGGCCTTCGTCTTCGGGTTCGGTGCCGGGGCCTTCAGATTCGACCCTGTACGCCGATTGATCGACGCCCGCCCCTTTGCCGTGAGGCCCGCGCCGCGACTCACTGGGAGCTTGTGACCGCCCTTGACGGTCATGCCCTTCATCGAGCCTTTGGCCTTGGACTTACCCGGCGCTTTTTTCTTGACCGCCATCAACGATCAGAGAACGTAATCATCGGGCATTTGTAATCCCACTCAGGCGGATCATCCGGCCCTGCGGGAACACAAACCTCCGACAGGGATACACCCAAGCTGAACACGGCTGCGAAAATTGCTGCTCCAATACTGATACTCATAGTCTCCGCCCTCCGTTACCTACTGTGATGGCCGTTACACGACCGTAATATCAAACGGCTCCGATTCGGTTGCACCAGCGGCGTTGGTTGCAGTAATGACCAACCCTGACGTGACACCCGGGGTCGTGGGGGTGCCGGACAGGACACCAGTCAAAGCAGCGAGTGACAGGCCGTCCGGTAGCGTGCCCGTAGTAACCGCCCACGTGCTGCCGCCGTTTGCAAAGTTGTCCATGTCGATCTCATCCATTTCCACGGTAGAGGTCAATTCAGGAACCATGACTGGTCCAACCCATACCGGCGCTGCACCTGGAGAAGTCTCCGGCACGTTCTCGTAAGCAGGACAGGGGGTTGATGGTACGCCGCTGGCCTCACCGTGAACTTCGCATTTGTGTCGCTGTGATGCGCCCATTACATATTCCTCGTGCGTTGTGCGTTGTCGAACTGCTCACCCATGCGGCCAGCGCCGGGTGGCGGTGCGGGAGTATTGGCACTGCCGCCGGCACCCGCTGCCATTGCAGTCTGTGCCTCGGCTGCCTGCTGTTGCTGGGCCATTTGGGCTTCTCTCTGTTGTTCCTTGCGGCGAAGCTCATCGGCCGTAGGCACAACGGTCTCACCCTTGAGGCCAAGCCCGTCCGCGATGTTGCGCAGTACGCTGGCGCGGCCTTCAGTACCCATAATCTCCATATCGGCCGGGTTCCCGGTCATCTGCAGGAACTCAAGCTGACGCATGCGATCCGTCTCGCGCTGGGCCGCAACGCCGACACCTTGGACGACAATCTCCTCGTCACCCCGCAGCATGCCGGTTTGATCGGTGAGCATAACCAGATCGTAGAGCATTGTCAGGACTGGTCTGAGGATGTCGTTATCAATGTTGGCCGCGATGTTCTGCAACACCTTCGAGGCGTTGTTCATCAGCATGGACAGCCCGGAAGCCGTGGAACCGGCCCCGCCGACCTGCGTCGCGCCCGTCATGTAGCGCGGAATCGCCGAGATCTCGTCGGCCATCACCGTCATCTGCTGGTAGATCGTCAACAGCTCCTGCGCATTGGATTTCGGCTGGAAGAAGGTAATCGGCGGCTTCTGGTCGCCACCTGAATTCATCGGGTCGCTCTCGAAGCGCCACCGTTTCCAGGGGTAGATGTCGTCCGGGTTGCACCCCGGCATCATGCGCTCCTCGTCCACCGCCACCTGCGGGCCGGACGCGATCGACATATTGTTCACCAGCGACCGGAACGAGGCGTTGGCCACATCCTGGATATCGTTGATGATCTCTGGCAGGCCGTGGCCGATGACGGCACCCGGCACCTTCTCGAAACTGGAGATGTAGTAGATTGGACGCTTGTCCGGGTTCTTGTTGAGCTGCACCTTGATGACGTACTGGCCGATGATCCACGCATCGACGTAATAGTCCATCAGGGGGTCATCGATGCCCTCGAACCCGTAATCCTTCAGCAGCTGCCCCTGGACCGGGCCGTGGAACTCCAGCGCGTCGATCAGCTCGGAGACGTTGCGGTTCGGGTTTTCCTTGGCCTGTTCGTCGGCATACTGGGTATCGTAGTTGTCGATCCAGTCCCGGAGCCCGGTGTTGTAGTCCTTCAGTACGCCCTTGAGGTCTTCATCGCGATAGCCGGGGACGCCGATCAGCTTGTTGATGTCCGTGCGCGACAGCTTCGTGCGCTCGATGACCGTGCAGTCCTCGATATTGCTGGCGCCGGGGGTGAAGTAGAGGTTGTTCGGATCGACCCGATACCAGAACATCTGCGGCTTGACCTCGGTGGTCATCTGGCCGTTCGAACCCCAGTTCAGGGTCTCTTTGTTCTGCACCACAGGGCCTTTCAGAACCGCGAAAGGGTAGATAGGCAGGTCGATGAGAAAATCGTTCAGGGCATTGTAGAAGCCGCCCTGGATCAGAATGTCCTGTACCTTGTCCTCAGCCAGCTTGGTGGAGCGCGCCACCTCGCGATGCATCTGTTTGAGGGCAACATCCTCCAGCTGCTTCTTGCGCTCGCGTATCAGCTCGGGGGTAGGCATGGGCATGCCCATCGCGCCCAGCTCCGCGAATTCGCGGGCCATCAGGGAATTGATGTTCTGCTCGGCCTCGGGCGGGGGTTCCGGCACCGGGGTGGGCTTCAGGCCCCACGGACGTTCGTTGCCCAGGAAGATCTCGCGCAGCATCGCCGTGGTGCCGCGACACTTGACCGTCGTTACTCGAGAGTAGACATCCGATCCCCCGAACTTCTTGATCTCAGCTTCTTTCTCGGCGGAGTAGCGCCCATTGTAGGCCAGTAGGGCGCTGGCAATGCGCGCATCGATGTTTTCTTCGGTGCGGGCACTTTTGAAGTCGTAGAACTGGCCACGGATGTAGCCGGCGAGGGTATTTCTGGCGGTATCTGGGGCCTCAGCATCTTTTTCAGCCGCCTCGATTTCTGCTTGTTCGCGCTTTTGCAGCTCGCCTTCAGGAACGACTTGTAGCATGCATCTACGTCCTAAGATCCTGTTATCTGCGGGAGTTTATGCCAGAAAACCGTAGAATGTAAGCACTCACTTACGTTTTCGATGCCAGAAAAAACCATTTTTGCGGGTTTCCGTACACCCGAGAAGCAGTGTAGCCCACCGCCAGTAGATTGCTCTAGCCCAGAATCCCTCCATTCTCAGGATTTCGCTGAGAACGATCGCGGCCTGCCACGCTGTCGTCGGCGTGCCATCCAGCCATACCGTGTCATCACACAGTTGGTCGTGGACCCACCATGCCGTGGTGTTGATATCAACGGCCATCGTGGCGCCGTCGCGCTCCTGCCCTTTCCTGATCAGCACCTCACGATTGAAGTGCCGGGAATGGTAAATAAACTCCTCAAGGCAGTGCCACCACCCGTCACGTTCTATACTGGCCCGGTACTTCAGGCCCAATTTAGTCCGTTTCGCCATAGCCGTTACCTTTAGGTGGGGTGCTGGTGTGTTCATTGCGGTGCGCCTCATTTTGTTCTGACAGGCGGGAGAGCTGCCACTTGATCGATTTCACGTCTTCGCCAACCTCAAACAGCTTGGTACGAAGGGGGTAGTTGAGTTCAAGGGCTGCACCGCAACCGGTGCATTGGGTTCTGAAGGCTTCCTGCATCGACAGCATGCGGTCTTCAAGGGCATGAGACCGCTCCTCGACGGCTTCAAGCTGCCGAGTGACATCTGTGTGCGCATTCTTGTCTACGAAGAGAGTGACGCCCGTGCCACCGGAAGCCAGACTGAGGATAATAAGAAGTAAAGGATTCTTAATAAGGTCAGTGGGCAACTGGATCGTGTGGCCGCTGTGCTCGCGGTCTTTATCGCTCCGTCCCATATTGTGGCCTACAGTGTAGTGAAGTGCCTGTTGTCGGCTTAAAACTCCTTGCCGAACTGATCCACAATCCGTGGCCCGTCTGTTTTGTTTCTGTCCCTGACCATTTTGACTGCATCGCGAGCGAACATGGCGTAACCACCAAAAATCGCATCCGCCGATGCACGGAATGGATCTTTGCCTGATTCTATACTAGCTCGGGCCGCTAGGCGCAAGGATAACCCCAGCACCTTCTCTTCTTCGGTCTTCACCTCGACCTCCCAGTGCTGCACCGCCTCGTTTACATTTGGGAAGTCAGCTGGGAATAGGCCGCAATGAGCGAGAGCGCGGCAGTCGAACTGACGGCAATTATGAGGACGATCAGCATACGTTGTGCAGCCTTCCTCAGTGAGGTAGGCACACTGACCATCTTTACGGGCCAGCATGGCGCGGCCGGCTTCGTTGACCGTGTGCTCATACTTGTCTTTCTCCTCGTCGGTCAGGAAGATCTCATCGAAATCCCGGCAGCATGCATTACACGTGCCACATGGGACGGAGACCTCCCCTTCATCCAGTCCGCGATAGAACTTCTTCAGCCAGACGACGGGGCTGCCCAGCGGCTCCTTGGGCATCATCCGTGCGCTTCCTTCGACATCACGTCATGGGCTGTTTGCAGGATGACGGGGTTGACCGGCACGCAGTCGCGGTTGCGCCGGTCGTAGGTGGTACGGACCCGGAACTTGCGTTTTTGATGGTAGTCCCGGTATTGCACGGCGCCGATCACGGCTGTGCAGGTATTCAACAGAATGATCAGTGGTAACCCAAAGTCCATCTCATGGTCTCCTCAGTAGGTCCAAACCCATGGCCGGGGCCGTCCAGGTGCCGCGTCCGCCGTATCGAGATGCAGCTGGTGTCGGCCGTCCTTCTGCTTTACACCGATGCCGGTGAAGCCGTGGGCGAACGCCAATCTCATCACTGTATGATAGTCCTCCCGGGGAACCCCGGGGTCAACTGCCTTTCCCTCGGTGTGCGCACCCTTTTTGCCGTCCTGGATCTCGCAGCGGTAGCCACTGATCACTGACATGCGCTTGCCATACTCAGTGCGAACCGCCTGCAACCGCCCCATGAATTCCGGGTCCATGTTGCATTGCCCGCAACACGGGCAGGCGAATTCTTCAGTCGTGAAATTCTTCGTCAGCCTCGGCATCTGTGTCCTCCACATCCAAGATATCTGAGTCTTTTACTTCCCAAGGAAACGCCCGGTCGATAGAATTCAGCAGCACGCGCAGAACAACGAAGCTGGCGTAAGGGGGATTCTTAATCATTGCCTCCCCCTCTGCCTGTGCCGTCATAAAGTCGAGGTGGGGTATCGTCTGTGCCTTGTCGCCATGTTTGGTGAAAAGTAAGAGTAGGTAGTGTCCAGTATCGTATTTCATGTCCACGCGGCTGCTGAAAAACTGGGCGAAGTCGGAGTAGATTGTCCTTTCCGTAATGCTCTTCCTACGCTGGCACTGTCAATACCCAAACACAGGTACTGCAGGGCGTCAGCAAGGTCACTCTCAGGATGCCCTTTGTCGGGTGTCTCCTGCAAGTCTCCATCTTTCATACGTTTGTATCGGTAATCATGCTGTAGGGCGCGGATCAACATCGCGTTGTAGCGCCGGTCGATGAGCAATGCCCCTCTACCATCGACCTGCATATTCAACTGGCGTTCCACAGCTCGCAGACGTGGGGAAATTGCGTTTGTGTTCGCGGGAGCCGCGAGAAAACCCAGTCGTTGTATCGCTTTGATGACGGATTCTTCCCCGATCTCCGTCTTTCGAACCCCTGAGGGATCAACAACGCAGACAAACCGTCCCATCGGGAAAAACTCGAGAAGCCATGGCTTGAGGACGGTGATGATGAACTTCTCCATCCCCATGTTCTCGGCGTAGGTGCTGCCGAGTACGCAAACCCGTCCCCGGACATCCATCTGGCCCAGAACTGCTGCCGGGTTTCTTCCCGTATCGAGACCGATAACAATGGCACGGGTCGCGTCGTACTCAATAGCCTCGGCGGTATGGAATCCGTGATCAAAGACACTCGCGAAGACCGCCTGTCCGGACAGTGAGGGGCCTATCTTGTTGTGGATGTACTGGTCACACCAGTTGTCGGTGTTCGCCGCCAGCATCGCCTCGTAATAGTCCGCAGGAAGGTTCTCACGGTTCTCAGCATTCTCATCCATGCCCCCCGGTTGGATGAAATAGTCAACGTTCTCCGGCCGGTCTACTTCGAGGAATTCGTAGTATTCGCTGTCTTCAGAGAAGGAGTTTGTTTCTGACCAAATACCTCGCCATGTAGCGCCTCCATTCGCTTTTGATGGAAATCGTCCTGTTCTTGAAAACACAGCTTGCACGATTTCGAGTGGCAGCTCTCGGACTTCAGAGCACCAAGCGTAGGTAAGCTCAAGCGACAGGAGACGCTGGATATTCTGCGGGGTATCGAGGGGAAGTAGGAGCCAGTCAGCGTGGATATCACCAGCTCTGACCTGGATAAGTTGTTCGGATACTTTGTAGGTGATGATTGGCCGGAGCCATTCTTCAATAGTAACCAAGCATGTACTTCGCAATTGCTGCAATGTGTTTCGAATGATGGCACCACGAGACCGTCGTATGCCGTCTGATCCTGGCTCCTGTCGCGCAGCGCGACGTAACAGCTCAAGGGCACATGCGACAGACTTACCTGATCCAATTGGTCCTCGGATAAACCGGAGGGGGGCGTCCGAAGCCATGAACGCCGACAGGACGGGTGGGGCTGAATATGTTTTTGTGTCATCCATCCGCTTCTCTCGCCAACTTCACCAGCTCCTTGCCCGCATCGAAGAAGTGTTCGAACAGGAATTTGCTCATTTCTTGGGGGTCGGTGAACACATGCACGACAGAGTTCATCAGCTTGCCATCCTCATATCCCGACATCGGGCGCACAATCACCCCGTTGCTGGCCGGCAGAATCTCAAGTGGCAGGGCTCCGGCTTTAGTCTCCATCCTGCGACCCATCGATGATGACTTTCTCGGTCGGCCGGTCGGCCAGTGAGATGTTCAGGGTGAATTTGACCCCCTCGGCCACGTTGGCCCTGGGTGCCACGTCTGCCAGCTCCTTGAGCTGTTTGAAGGCGTCGATGCGCGCGCTCGGGTGCATGTCGGAGTCATTCACGATGCGATGCATGGTCAGCAGGTTCTCCTCCACTGACAGTGCCGCCTTGAGACGTACCCGCTCCTTGGAATTGGTCGCCGCGTTCCAGTCGGCACGGATCTGCAGCACCATCTGACGAAATTGCTTGTCCTGGAGGATACCGCGCAGCTGGTCGGCCGTCAGCCCGAACTGGGCCAAGACCTCCTCTGTTGGCAGCAGCTTCACCGCCAACTCGGTGGCCAGCGCGGTCATGTTGACCGCCGGCTGTGTGACCAGATCAGACATCGGTGTATTTCTCCAGGCGCTCCAGCTCTGCCTGTGCGTAGAAGAGGATCTTCTTGATGTCCCGTATACGCGGCGAGTGTGCTACCTGTCCATAACGGTAGCAAGCCCGAAAAATCTCGGCCATCTGCCCATTCATGTTGCGGAAGGAGATCAAATCCTGCAGCTGGCGGGCATCCCCGGGTAACACGTAGTAATCGGCACTCGAGCCGTCACTGTGTTCCTTGGTGTCCCATTGCTCTTCTACATAGTCATGGCTCATCTCAGACATCGATCTTGTCCTTCTCCTTCGGCACCTCACGGATGACGAACTCGCGCGTCGCCGACCGGATCAGTTCTGAGTAGGTTGTCCCCCGGCGCTGTGCCAGAAACCGCAACGCCCGCATCACGTCATGCTGCATGAACACGTTGATGCGCTCGTTGTCTGTCTTGGGTCTCGCCATCCTATAATCCTTTGTCTGCCAAAATATTCGCCACTGCCGACGACCGCGCCTCATTCATCAGCTGTTGCCCCCAAACTTTCTGGCTGTGTCCGTAGGTCATCGTGTCCATGATATAGTCGTCAATGCTGGACGACATATGCTTCGCCGCCATCTCCACAGCCTGTACCTGAGCCTGACGCATGCTCTCGTGCATATCCTTCAGCATATCATGTATACGTTTGCCATACAGCGCACTGTTGGCCCGCTGCTGGATCTCAGTCGCCGTCTTCTCCTCCGGATAGCTCCGCGTAACAACGTCCACGTCGCACATCCCGTCCACCGATGCCAGTTTCGTCATCGCCCCACGTTCGTCCCCCGCGCGCAGCAGGAGCACCGTCTCGGTCAGCACCGATGCCAGCTCGTCCATCTCCTCCTGGGCCAAAGGCACCGGGCGTAACGGTGCTGCGGGCTCCACATGCACCGGCAGCCCGTGAATTGACCCCATCACCCCATTAGATGATACGGACCCTAAATTCGCTTGTGCGGCGTAGCCACTCAGCGCTGACCTGAGCAGGTTGTAGTCCATATGCGACAGTCGGATCGCGCGCTCTCTCTCCGGCACGTTGTTGCGGTCCATGGCCTCGCGCATCTCGAGAATGGCGTCGAGCAGGTCACTTGATCGCTTTTTGTTCGCCTGTTGCGCCATCTCCAGCTGGCCCCTCACATAGGCGGCAGACTCCTTCCGCTCCTGCACTGTATTGATGTAGGGCTTCACAATCGAATCCGGCAGAAGCTTTTTGCCCTTCTTTTTCCCTTTCCAAAACGGATGTAGCTTCATATCAGTCTCCTGATTCCTCGTCGGCGAACTCCATCACCCGACCCTTTACCTGTTTCAAGGTAGCGGGCAGGACCGCCTTCGGCAACGTCACCTCCACGATCCGTGATGCCGTGATCCCATGGCTGTGGTTTGCCAGCAACGCCGTGATCGCCGCCGTGTCGGTGTCGTAGCCCCCCTGAACTGTCCAATATACCTCCCCCGGTTCCGTCAGGTCTGATGACGTAGTGAGGAGGAGGTAGTGGGGCTTGTCGATGACCCGATGTGTCACGGCTTTGGCGGGTTGGCGATCAACTGGATCGTTGACTGGATGACGTTCAGCGCGCCGACGTACTTCGACAGCTGTTCACGCATGTTGCCGTTGGCCTCGACCGCCTGCGACAGCTCGCGCTTGGTGTTGTCCA